CTCCTCAATCTGGCACGGATGGTAGGTCTGGAGGACCGGGGACAGCAGGGCGGAGAACATGCCGTCACCGTAGTTAGCCTCGGTAACGACCTTGTTGACCTTGTACCGCTGGGCCACCTTAGACAGCGATGCCAGCACCTGCGGCGTGTAGCCGCCCATGAAGCCTCCGCAGTCCATCAGGCAGAGCTGGCCATTGATGTGGTTGACCACGGCGTAGGAGGTCTCGTCCTTGCCACGACCCGAGGGGTCAATCGCCATCACCGACCCTTGGTAGGGGACCATCTGCCCCTGCAATGCCATCGGGCGGTAGAGCATGTCGCCGTTCATCCCGACATTGGGGAGGTTCTTCCAGAGCTGGTCGGGGCTAGCGGCCCAGACATACTTCTCATGGGTCAGCGCATCATCGAGGTCGGTGACCACAAGGTCCGACAGCCGCAGCGGGTAGCGGTTGGAGTCGGACATGGTGGTGTCGAGCATGAACTGAAGCGCGAAGCCGGAGCGCCCGTAGGACGCCTCACGCTCCATCAGGTCGTACTCGCCGAAGCGGACCGGGTCGGTGGACTTACCCGCCAGCCCGTCATCCTCGGTCACCGCAGCGCGAATGCTGGGGGCCAGCCGCTCGCCATACTTGGCGCATTGGGCGGCATTGGGGTAGCGTACCGGCCAGATTCGGCACTTGTAGCCACGCTCCTCCAGCTTGCCATAGATCGTGGACTCGGTCTGTGGAGTACCGAGGTAGATGACACGGCCGAAGTACTGGCGGGCGATCTCAAGGGGCAGGCCGGGAGCCCGTGCTCGGATCTCATCATCCGACGGGACGGGCTTTAGAACCGCATCGAACTCCTTGATGATCTCGGCCAGCTTGTCCCGCATCATCTGGGTTGCGGAGTTGTTGGCCGACTCAACGTCATCGGCGATCACGATGTCGGCGCGGGAGCCCGTGATCTGGCCAAGGATACCCACGGACTTAACCGAAGGTGCGTGGCTGGGGGGCGCTGGGGCGACATCGAAGGAGATCTTGGAGTCACGCTGATCATCCCGTGGGGTCAGGTGCTGGAAGATCGGGACCTCACGGATGAGCCGCAGCGTGAAGGTGCTGAAGTCATCTGCGCGGGTCTTGGCCGCCGACACGACAAGGATATTCAGGTCGGGGATATGCCGGAGGGCGTCTACGCAGAAGACCGAGGTGATCCACGACTTGCCCACACCACGGAAGGCTTCCGTGATCTGGCGCCGCGGACCCCGCTGTAGCCATTGGGCGATGTCGTACTGGACCGGTGTGGGCTGGGGCAGGCCCAGATGATCCCACACCGCCCAGACCACATTGCGAAAGTCGTTTAGCGGATCGGCCTTCTGCGTTGACATCAGTTAGTTGCCCGCTTGGCGGGCTCCTCAAGGTCGGGGTCTTGGAACGGGACAATCGCCGCAAGACGGAGCACCGGCTGCTCAGCCTCGGTCAGCAGAGAGTCTACCCCATTATCCTTGAGAAACTGACGGGCAACATTCAGTTCGGCCGCCGTAGCGTTGCCGGATTGAATACGGGTAATCAGGTCTTCCGCCAGCGCCCGGTGAAGAATGCTGGCGGTCTCACTGAACTTGGCCATGACTAACTAAGAACCCACGCATTGATCGTGGTTCCGGCGGTGTAGGTCGAGACAACCATGCGGATCTCTGGAGTGTTGTGCACCTCAGCGATCTGAGAAAGGTTGGTGCCAATCGTGGTGCCGCCCGGACCAAAGGCAACGAATGTAACCCAGCTAGCGTCGGGATGCAGCCTCCCCTGAAACTGGATAACCGTGGTTGTGTCGTTGGCTGTGCCAGTGATGCGGAACTGGACAAGGGCCTTTCGAGCATCGATACGTTCATTGTAGTGGGTGGTGGATGCCGTTCCGTTGCTCAAGCTAGTGGCATCATTAAACACCTTAGTAAGTTTCATAATCATACGACAGCTCCGTCAGTAAGGACCCAGATGTTGAGTTCAGAAGAGTTGTTGTGTGTAAAGAATGTCCAAACGACACGAATCTGGGCATGCGCGTCGATCTCGACAATCTTCGATCTGATAGTAGATGTGAAGTCCGTACCATAGACAAGCGTCTGCAATGTGACCCAAGATGCTCCGCCTTCTCGACCCTGAATGGTAATCGTAAGATCGGTGAAGTCAGCCGGGATTCCAGAAACCTGCTTTACATCGACCTGAATGAGAGCCTTACTACTGCCGCGAGATTGTTCAAAAACGACAGTAGGTGTGGCGTTTTGAGCGATTGTTTGGCGATCAGCCGTTTTGATTGCTGTAATCATTTAACCACCAGATTGTATGCAACAGTTGCGATTACTGAAATTACAGATGCAGCCCCAACTAGCCAAGCCCTAGATGCTTCAAGGCGCATTAGCCTAGATTCTATCTCAACAATCTGAACTGATTGCCGATGACTAGACTGAATAAGGGCATCCAGCTTACCTTCCAATCTTCCGATAAGAAGAAGAAGCTGCGGATCAATGGGATCGTTCATAGCGGGCGCTGGGTAAGGGCGTTACGGCTGGCCGGGAGTAGGGATAGCCGCTTCGCGGTCTTGATGCCGGTCAGCGCCCCCTTAACGGTGGGGGACTCGCGAAGGAGCTGACGGAAGGCAGCATCTTGGTAATCCTCGATCACTGAGCGGATCTCGCGGATACGAGGAGACGGGACACCCAGATCATCGGTGGGCGACATGCGCTGGTATCGGGGGGACTTAATGAGGCGGTGCAGGGCCTCACGCAGCGTCTTACCGCCACGCTTGACCGTACCAGTCAGTTCGCCGAAGCGATCATAGGCATTCTGTCCGGACAACGTCTTGTGATCCCGGAGTTCGACGCCGGACTGGACCGACTTAGCTGGGGTAAACCCGTGCTCAAGCTGGGCCATCTCCTTGAACACCACATCATCATCCGTTGACCGGTAAGCGATGGGGATCAGGGCGTCGGCGTAGGAGACGCTCTCCGAGCCGATAGAGCGTAGACGCTTGACCGGCTCGCCGAGGACATTGCGGACCACCGGGATATCCTTCGAGAGGCCCGGAGTACGCGACTTAACGGCATCGAGCATGCTACGCAGCTCGCGGTTCATCGGGTCATCACCAGCCGAGGTAACGAACTGGGAGGCGACCGAGGGAACCATGGAGCCAACATACTTACGGATCAGCGTCGGGGCAAAGCGGTCCGGGTCCTCAAGAGCATCCACCCAGTTCTTGATACCGGTGAGGTACGACTTGTTGGTGAAGTTCTTGGCGAACGCCACCGCAGTTGCCATAGCGATGTCGGTAACCGCACCCTCATCGTTGTCTTCAGCCAGCTTCAGGTACTGGTTGAAGTCAGCCACGGTCGAGATCAGCATGGCCAGCGGGTCGAGGCGGTTGTACTGAACATAGCCAGTGGAGGTCTTGATCGAGTACGGAGTCCAGCCCGTCTGCTCAAGGATGCGGCGCTGTTCGGGATCATCAGGGCCGGAGCCTGTGATGTTACCCAAGTGGGCATGGTAGCCGATGAAGGACATGATCGAGGCGCCCGCAGCAAAGCGACCGGCGGCCTCTGCACGGCGACGGGGATCACCGGACAGGAAGTCCTTAACCATGCGGTTCTTGGACTCCGACAGGTTCTTGCCCATCTTACCGGCCTGATGCTCGACCAGCGCCTGAACAGGCCCCCAGACAACGTCAGCACGCTGAGCCGTGAACTTGGCGATGTTCACCGGCGTGCGGATGAACGGTGTGATCAGGCGGAGCAGCGGCTTGTTGCCGACAATCTGCTGATACTTACCGGCGAGTCCGTTGGGATCGAGCGGGGCCGTAAACGTCGCCTCTTGCGCCTGCTTCATCGCCTGCATGCCGATGGTGGAACGGGCGGGGTCAAAGTTCTTGGCCGCGTACTTAAGCGCATGGGTACGCTGGGAAAGCGGGTTGGTAATGCCCGCAGCCTTGGCATCATCGATGCCGCGGTTAAAGAGCTGGCGTCGGGAGTACGCCTGACCCTTGTAGAGCATATTGTCCATCTCATCCACGACGAACTTAGCCGCCGCCGTATTGTCCATGCCGCGCTTGATGGCTTCGCGCATCAGCGAGGTACGGATGACGGACCGGTAGTTCATCTGCTTGAAGAACTCATCGCCAGCTCCCATTGCGCGGGTAGGCATGCGGACGAGCTTTCCAAACCAGTTGTAGACTTGGGCGGCAGAGCCGGTGGAGTCAGTGCGGATCGCCTGCATCGCAGACGGGGGAGCATCAAACACCGTGTGGTCAGGATCAATGCGTCCCACGCCGTCGTTGTAGGCGAATGCCGACCACGCCATCTTCATCGCGTCGGGGACGGCGCGGATGAGGTTGACCAGTTCCATCGCCGAGTCCACGAACTGCTCGCGGTCAATCCGCAAGGCAGAACCGGCCATGCGTTCGAGCGGAAGATAGGTCGAGGTAAGGATGCCCGAAAGGCTGTTGACCACTTGGGTCTTAGGACCACTCAGGATCGAGTTGATCCACAGCTCATTGAGAATCGACACCGCCTTGTCACCATAGGTGGACTTGGTGACGCGGTTGACCGCAGCCACAGCCGAGGGGCCACCAGCGGCCCACGCTGCCGCCCACTTGCGGGCGTAGTCAATCAGAGCGTCCTCGCCACCCATCTCGACAATGGCTTCGCGGACACGCTCAGGATCGTTGAGCCAGCTAAGGTCTGGGCCGTCAATCGGAGCACCACCGACACCCGGGCCAGCACCGGGGCCAGCACCGGGGCCCGCTCCCGGACCAGCGCCGGGGCCTGCACCGGGGCCCGCACCGGGACCAGCTCCCGGGCCCATTCCCGGACCAGCGCCCGGACCAGCTCCCGGACCAGCTCCCGGACCAGCTCCCGGGCCCATTCCCGGACCAGCGCCCGGACCCCTACCGCCAAGACCCGGAACGTCCGGGTGCGGCGTAGCGGCCATATCGCGGGGCGGCGGGAGTACATCCATACCTAGGCCGCGGAGTCCGCGTCCCATCTCAGCCTGAATGCCCTTAACCGCATTGGACATGTACCCCAGCGTGCGGGCACGCTGAACAAAGGTAACCATTTCCGTAGCACTGGCGGCGTTCTGGACCACCTTCTGGGCCAGATCATACACTTCGCCGCCGTAGCCCAGCATGAAGCTGCGGTAGGCCAGAACTCGGGATGCGACCTTAGCGACCGACCCGGCATCCGCTCCCATACCCATCAGGGCCTTAGCGGTGATGAGCTGTGGATTATCCGCCTCCACCATCGTGGACATCTCGGACATACCCTTGGACAGCATCTCATCGAGGGTCTGCGGCTCGATATTCTGATCAAACCCGTGGACATCGATCACGTTGTCGGCGATCTGCTCGACAGCACGCATGGCGTCCAGTGCCCCATCTTCGCCGACAAAGTGGCTGTAGTTGTGGCTGGTGCGCTCAAGAGACTGAGCCATCAGCTCATCCATCGTCATCTTCTTGGGATTGACATCGCCAGACCCGGCGACTCCAGCGGCAGCATTGATCTGCTCGCGGCGGTTAATCCCCTCAACCACATCCTTGGCATCGAGGTTATCAACGCCGAGGGCTCGCAGCGCCGACTCCGTATCCTCAGGATCATACGGGGACTCGCCGCCCTTACCGCCAAGACCGTAATCGAGGCGGGCCTTGGCATCACGGCGCTGGGTCATAAACTGAGTAACAAGGTTGCTGGTGCGGTCGAATCCGAACTTCGACTTGAGCGAATCCACCAGATCCTTAAAGAGCAGGCGGAGGTGGGCGATGGCGCCCTTGACTCCCGGGGCCTGCGCTTCGCGGAGAGCGTCCAAACGCTTGATGGACTTCTCCGTCATCACCTCGGCAAACCACTCATCGATATTGATGTAGCGGTACTCTTCGCGGGTGAACCGCGGGTTATCGCTGGAGAGCTTCGCCGCGAACTCGGGGTGCTCGGCGATGTACCGTCCCTGATCCTCAGCAAAGGTCTTGTTGAGCGAACGCAGCGTGTCCGGATCGACGAAGCGGGAGAACGAGTGCCACATCTCATGGAGCATCGGCCAGCGCAGCTCGCCATTGGCAAGGGCTTCGGCGCCAAGACTCACAACGCGGGACGAGTAATCAAAGGCGCTGGCCGCCCCCTCACGCGGGGTGACACCGGATACCGCCGTGTCCATCATGCGGGTTCCGATCCGCTTGATGAACTCATCAACATACTCGACATCCCGGGGGTTGATGTTCTCGAAGCCCGGGGCGCCCTCGGCAATGCGGCGGCGAACCGTGTTGACGAAGTCAGCCGGGCTGACGGCGCGGAGGAGCGCCTCCTTCTTCAGGTCGTTACCATCGGCCGTCCAAGTCAGGCCGACAGCGAACTGGCGGTCTCCAACTTGCGTGTAGAAGTTGGTCTGCTTTTCGGCAAACTGTGTAGATCCGGTGGCCTTGGTGACAAGACCATCGCGGTACATCAGGCCACGGCGGGTCAGGACCGAATCCTGTTCATACTTGCGGGCAAAGTCCAGAGCCTCCTTGGGGCCGACGCCGGTAACGATGAACGACCGCTCCAAGTTGTCGCCGTACTGTCCGGTGACCGCGATGTAGTTGAGACCCCTATCCTTCAGTTCCGCCTCAAGCTGGGCATTGCGGGCGGCATTGGTCTGGGCGTCGAGACCCTTACCTCCGGGGTTCTCGGCGGTAAGGATCATCCAGTCCTTCTTCTCAAGGATCTTGGTCAAGTCCCCGCTCTGGAAGTCATCAAGGCTGGCTGCCGGGATACCCAGATCCTCCGCAACCATATCATCCAAGGTCTTGGGGACAGAGAGCGCATCAGCCACAGACCGGGCCGCGGTGGGCTCAGCAATGGCGGCATCCGCTGCCCGCTCGCCGACCTGATCAATCTGACGGCCAGCATCGGCCGGGTCGTAGGAGAAGAACAGGGAGCCCGGGGACATGTCCTCAAGAAGCGGGGAACGCTTTGCCTGCTTCTTTTTGGAACCGCCAGCAGCCTCTTTCTCCCAGAGGTCCTGCTCACTCATGTACTTTTCCAGATCCTTTTCTTTCATCTCAGGCTCCTTCAGCTTGTCACTGAAGTAGCCCTTGGCAGACAGGACGGAGCGGCTGCGGTCAAGCTGACGGCGGGACATACGCGGCAGCTTGTAGAAGCCGGGGAACATGATCTCATGCGGCTCAATACGGCCACGGATTCCGTCCCACAGCATCCATTGGGAGTTAAACAGGCCAAGACCGTTCTTCTCGGCATTGGCCCGGTTCATATCGAGGGCCGCTTTGTAGAACTGGGTGACGAGCTTGAGCGAGTCCGGACGGATGATAAACGGGCGACCGGCGGCTTCGTTGCGCTTCAGCCATTCAAGAGCCTCGGGCTCAATCTTTTTGCCGCTGATCGTAATGCTCTTGGCATTCATGTTGGTCAGAAGCACCTCACCGAGCGCCTCTAGATCCTTGTCCATTTCCAGTACTTCAGCAAACGTCTTTGCCCGAACATACTTAGCCTTACGGTCTTTGATTCCGTATTGCACCCTGCCAGACTGATTGAGGCGTGCCTGAGCATTGATTCTATTTTTCTTGGCCTTAACAGCCGCGGACTTAGCCTTGTCAAGCGCCTTTGCGGTTTTGCCTTTAGGATCATAAATCCCGGCAGCAATCTCATCGTCAACCGCCTTCTGAGCGGCGACAAGGCGCTCGTCAGCCTCCCGGATCTTCTGGGGGGTATCCTTGATAAGGGTGATGTCCTTGTTGTACTCGTTGACAACAGCCAGCTCGAACTTCTTCAGATCCTCCTTAGTCTCAAAGATCGAGCGCCAGATCTCCCGACCTTCGCGACCGAAGTACCGGGCCATGTGACGGTCAACCGCCGAGATCGCGGCCCGCAGCGGGTCCTGCCAGACCAGCGAGAACGAGCCGACCTTGGTTCCCATTCCGCGCACCTGAGAGGACACACGCTCCACGAACGACACCCAGTCTTCCTCAAGCTGAAGGATGTTGCCATCAGCATCCAGCACGGCTTCTTTACGCCGGAAGAAGTTGGGGTCCTTCAGGTACAGCTTGGCCATCTCAGCCACGTTGGTGTACGGGGCGCTGCCGCTGATACCGATACCGCCTCGCGCCTTTGACTGGTGCTCAAACATCGCCTTGATGCGCTCGTTGACAGCACTAAGACGCTCCTTAGACACCGCGGCGCCCGGCTCCCAATCGACGAGATTGGCCAGCGCCTTCATCTCGTCCATGTTGCGGACACGAACCGTACCCGCCTGCATGAGGTTCGGGGTCAGCGGCTGGTTGGGCGACAGGATGCCGAACACCATCCGGTTGAAGACCTCCATATCATCCGCAGGGTCCGGCTCCATCGTGCGGGCGAGCTTGCGGTACAGCAGCACGCGGGACTCGGCATCCATGCCCTTAGGATCGAAGTTGTTCTGCTTGATCCAGAGGAGGTCGAAGAACGTGAACTTGTTATCGGGGCGGTCCTCCAGCGATCCGGGGAGCTTCTTAACGCCATCTGGCAGGGTCTCAATGGGACTGAGCGGTCCCATGTTCTTGACACCGTACTGCTGGCCAAACGCTTGGAAGTCCTCGCCACTCCATTCGTGAGGCTGCTTTCCATTAAACACTAGGTCTGCGACATCACCCTGCTCAGAGTTGTAGGGGTTGTACAGACGCTCAAACGCCTGCTTGACCTGCTCAGGCGGAGTAACGCTGTTAACGTGGTTCAGCACTTCTTCCGGCGTCGCAGCCGGGTTGGCTGCACGGAACTCTCGGGCCGCACGGATGCCCTTCACGTTGATGCCGATAAGCTCGGCAGCCGCCTGCGCCGTGGCGCCGGTGACCTTAGCGCCGCCCTTAAGGAACGGAGCCGCCACCATACCGACAACCTCGCCAAGCGTGCCGCCCTCAAGGGCGTTCTTAAGGCGGCCGACCAGCTCGCTATCCTCTTGGTTAGAAGCGAGGTACTCCGTGATCGGGTTGGCCAAAGCCGGGCTCATCTGAATCAGGTCAGACAGGCGGGCCTCATGGCCATCGAACAGGGCAAAGTCCGCCATCGCACCGGCAGCGAGATTGCGGGCTCCGGCAATCGCCTTGCCCTTACTGATGCCGCCAAGGATCTTGGCGCCGGACTCGATGGCCTGTTTCTCAGCAGCCGCGCTGAGGCCGGAGGCCAGCTTGATCCCCTTACCGATCTTGCCACCAGCGGACAGCCACGACGAGCCGACCAGCATGCCCGAGCCGAAGTTGGCAATACCCTCGACAATACCCCCAGCGACCGTCTTGGAGGTTCCAAACAGCCGATCCTCGTCCTTATAGTCAGGAAGCGAATCGAACGTGGCCCAGTCCGCCAGACCGTACAGATCCTGCACGGCACCCTCCATACCGCGTGGGATGGCCATGCCGATGTCGGAGGCGTAGTCTCCGAATCCCAGCTCACTGCTGGGCTCGGGTTGCGGGCGGGTGATAGGACTGGCCCAGCCCGGGGAAGGCGCACGGCGGGGCTTCTTTTGCTCAGCAGAGTAGAGGGCGGAGAGCTGATCAGAGGAGAGCGGAGTCAAGTCGGTCATTGGTTCTGTTCCTTCTGAGAATCCTTCTTAGCCTCGCGCCGCTTGCGTGCGAGGTTGTCGCGGCGCTGCCCAGCGGAGCTGGCCTCGCGGGCCGCGGCTTCAGCCCGCGCTGCGGCATCGGCTTCTTCCTTGGCGCGCTGCTCAAACGTCGCCACGGCGTTGGGTATTTCCGGAGCAGGCGTGGGCTTCGGGGCGGACGATTTGAGAGTGGGGGGCTTAAGCATACTACTCGGACCGTAATCTACGTTCCGCTCTCCGAATGTTTTCTTGACCGGCTCCGACTTAACCGGCTCCTCCGGCTTTTCGGCAGGAACAGGCTGCTGCTGATCAGCGGGCTCAGAGGGGCTGGCGTTATCGGATTCCTCAGCGGGAGCAGGCTTAGGAGGGGGAGGAGGGGCTACCGGGCTAGAAGCCTTTGCCGCGCTATATGGGATACGCGGAAGAAG